CAACCAGAAAGCATCAGCAAAGCAAATCGAATTGCTACGAAATGCAGGTGTTGAAATAAGCGTCATGGACTTTTCATGGACCAAGTATCGCGCAAGCTGCGCTCTTGGCTTCCTATGGGCCGAGCATCGCTACAAGGCTCACTACAATCAAGCGCAACTAAAAATCATGCAACAGGCAGCAGAATGATAAAACTAATTACAGTACGAGAGGGTAGGACTGGACCAGTCGTTTACATGTGGGTAGACGGCAAAGAGGTCGGTCATGTAGAGTTAACCACAATAGCCACGGCTAATCTAATCTCTGACTTAGCCAAACGCATTGTGGAGAAACCAAATGCCGAGATTTGAAATGTACCTCATGATTGCAGAAAAAGATGGAATCAATGTTGAGACATCTGAAATTGAAATGGTGTGTTGGGTTAATGATCCAGAAGATTTGGGCGAAGTCCAAGAGGTGGCAAACGAAGTTATCGAAGAGCACATCTATGACGCGGAAAACACGGTTTTGTTTGGCACAGCCACAGTGATCATAAAAGGTTTAGAGGTCTTAAACATCGGCTTCAGGAATAAAGAGGCAGACCCGGAAGAAGTAGATGAAGTCATAGAATTGTTCGGGTCACGAGAGGAGACACTACATTGACAGTGCCATCAGCACCAAAGCCAATAGAAGAATTGGCGCATATACTAGGAAAGTTTGGGTGGGATACACGGTTCTCTGACTTAACAGAAGAACAAGTTCACACGCTAATCTTTGGATTACAGGAAGCGGAACGTCTAGCAGCGGAGATTGAAATTGGAAAGCTCGAAGAAACCTACTTTAAGTCAACAGGCACTTGGCCTTCTACATCAATCCCCTTCTAAGGAAGACCCGATTGTGGAGCACATCAAAGCAGCGGTAGACAATGCTATCGTCGCAGGCGAAAAGAAACGTGAACGCCGCAAATACATTGGCGCTTCCAGTATTGGCGAAGAGTGCCAGCGCAAAATACAGTATCGCTATCTTAACTATCCTGTAGACCCAGACAAAGAGTTCAGCGCACAAACACTGCGCATCTTTCAGTTCGGTCACGAGATTGAAGATTATGCGGCTAAATGGATCAAAAGCGCAGGATTCGATTTGCGCACAGAAGATTCACAAGGCGAACAATTTGGGTTCTCAATTGCTGATGATCAAATCAGAGGTCACATAGATGGCGTAGTCTGTGACGGTCCTGTGGCTATGGGCTACCCATGTTTGTGGGAAAACAAATCAGCGAACGATAAAAAGTTTCAAGCATTCGTGCGTCACGGAGTTGCAAAAGCCAACCCAGTGTATGCAACACAGATTGCTTTATACCAGACGTATATGGAGCTAACGGAAAACCCTGCGCTCTTCACAGTGGTCAACAAAAATACGTCTGAAATCTATTATGAGCTAGTGCCGTACAATCCTGTTCTGGCGCAAGAAGCAAGTGATCGCGCAGTGAATATCTTGACGGCTGCGAAAGCGGGTGACATTCTACCCCGAATAGCGCAAAGTAAAGATTTTTTCCTGTGCAAATTCTGCGAGTTTCGTGAAACTTGTTGGGATGAATAAAAAAATGGGGTGCGCTACTAACGCAACCCCATATGTAGTGGTCTGTTTGGGTATGGAAACAAGATAATGAATATTTTACAGTTTGGCAAGACATCGAAAGAAGTGGCTGAACGTATTTCTAGGGAAGTTCCTCGCGCCGTTCAGTTGCAAATGCTGTTCGATACTTTCCCTGAAGGGATTCGTCGCGGCAACGATTTTATGCTCGGTTCCCTTAATGGTGAACGTGGGCAATCGCTTAGAATTAACATCGACATCAATAGCCCGTGGTTTTTAAACGGTAAAGATTTTGAGTCTGGTGATGGCGTTGGGGGTATCTGCAAAATCCTAAAAGAAGGCAAAGGATGGTCGGTTGCAGAAACAGCGGAATACTTCTCTGACTACCTGCCACCAGCTTTCGCGCCTGTGCCTGAGAACATCGTTAAGCCGAACAATCCACAAAATTTCAAAGTAACAAACACAACGGCTACCAACGGGTTCAAGCCGCCAGAAGCCAAGCCTGTCAAAATGCAGATCGGGCCGCAGACGCCATTCGAAAATGAATACACTTACACGGACGAACACGGTGAAGTGATTGTAACGGTGCGCAAATACTTTGACAGAGATGAGACTGGCGAAATTGTTCGAGATAGTGCGGGGAAGCCTAAGAAACAATTCCGCCAGTTTATGAATGGACGCCAAGGTTTACCCGAACCAAGACCTCTGTATAAGATACCCAATATTCTTACAGCAAACAAGGTGATTTGGGTTGAAGGGGAAAAATGTGCCGATGCACTTACGGAACTCGGATACGCTGCCACATGCACTATCGGTGGTGCAGGCATGCTGTCCGAAAAAACGGCCTCAAAATTTGACTTCTCCCCCTTCAGAAACAAAGAAGTGATCCTCTGGCCTGACAATGATGAAGCAGGTAAAAAGCTCGCTCGCATTGTCGAAGCGCAAGCAAAAGCAGCGGGTGCAAAGTCCACAGTGACGCTGCACATCCCATCGGCAAAGCCAGAAAAGTGGGATGCAGCGGACGCTATCGAAGAAGAATTTGACATCAACAAGTTCTTGCAAACTCATGAAAGTAAAGCAAAAAAGCCAATATCTCTTCTTGACGAAAGTCTGCTGATTGACAAATACTTTGTCGGCTCTGCACCCGAACAAAAGTTTCTCATTGGGGATACAATCCCTCTCGGTGTGCCAGTGGTGTTCGCCGCAGCAGGTGATAGTGGCAAAGGCATGATGACGCTCGACTTGGCAATGAAGGTCGCATCGGGCGCATCTATGCAGAATGCTTTCGGTGGTTTGGTCGCAGAGCATGGTGACGTTATCCTCATCACAGCAGAAGACGACAAAGACGAGATGCACCGCAGAATTGCTCGGCTTGATCCCATGAAATACCGCGAGCACTATGATCATAACCTGCGTATTCTCCCGTTGCCAAACCTCGGTGGCGTGTTTCCAATCATGCAGAAGTTCGATAACACCTACCTCATGGGCGAAGAGTTTTCTCGTATCTATGATCAGATGCTTGAAATGGAAAACCTCAAGCTGATTGTTATTGACCCTCTCGCATCTTTCGTTCACGCGGATGTCAACGCTGATCCCGCAGCGGGTGCTGCATTTATGGGTCTACTTGCGCAGATGGCAACGGAAACTGGGGCCACAGTTATCGTCAACCACCACATGGCTAAGATCAGAGACAACGATCCAGTCACAACACCAGAGCAGGCGCGGCACCTTATTCGTGGCACATCCGCTATCGTTGATGGCGTTCGCTCGGCATTTGCTGTTTGGCAGGTCGATGAAAACACAGCAAAGCAACGCTGCCGTGATCTACAGATTACTTATACGCGCAATGCCGTATTCGATGGCGCAGTCGTTAAATCCAACGGCCCTGCTAATCGGGACATCCGTCACTTTATTCGCAACCCGAACACAGGATTGCTCGAAGATCGCAGCGTTGACATCGCATCTCTTGTTCTGTCGCAGACGCAGCGTGAACGCCTCATGCATCTTGTCAATCTAGTTCGCATACGTGAAAACGCTGGTCGTGCGCTTACTCATGACGGTAAAAACGATGGCGTTTACAATGTCGTGCAAGAATCAGAACCTAATGAACCATGCATTATTGCTCTACAAGATGCAGGTGGTCGCACAACTATAAAAAATCTTGTGACCAAAGCAATGAACCAAGGCTTGATCCGAAAATACACTTTAACAACAAGTGGTACAGAGCAGTGGCTCGGCACTATGGATGGACCTCTGGCTCGCGGCGAATATGAACGCCAAACCGGGCGCGATAACATCTAACACGATAAATTGTTCGGGTTATTTTGGTTAACTGCCGGGCGCTCCCGGTTAACTTTTTGCTTGCAATGTATGGGAATACTTGGTATAAATCCCAATCTACAAAGAAGGAGAAGTAAATGATTCATGTATTTGAAGATCGCGCTCCTACACTAGAAGAAGCGCAAGGACTGGTCGGAGGCTTGGTCGAAATGGTTCGATCACCTACGCATCAGGATTGGCAAATCTTAGTCAACGAAGAAGGGTTGCTCGAAGGTTTGCCTTTTAATGAAGAAGCTACTAAAATCTGCGGGACAGGCATTGTTGGCCCTGCTATCGTTTTAAAAGGAAACGCTAGATGGGATTAGGCAATGACCGAGCACTACACGCGGATTAAACTACTATTGACGCACCGATTGCAGTCCATGAAAGACGAAGCAACGGTGCGTCGTCGTTTTACGCTAAAGCAACAAGTCGAAGAACTTGAACACCTTATAAGAATGATGGAGAGGGAACTTGGAATCGAAGGACGAACTAACACCATTACAAACTCTGAAAGCTCTAGTCAAAATAGGGATTCCGTTTGAACAGGCATACGCACAATGTTGGCAAGACGTGGTAGATAAAGAAGGGCGTAAAAAACCATCACCCAACTATATGTCAGACAACCACCTACAAGCAAAGATGAACGGCCTAAAAGGTGGTCGCCCCAAGACTAAAAAGATCAAAGCAAGCGAACTACCAAAGCAAGCAGGAATTATAAATAGAATGCTCCTTCGTGGCTTTCGTGTCGGGGAAATCGCTGACATGATCGGCACATCGCAACAAAGCGTAAGCCAAGCAAAAGCGAAGTATAATCTACCAATTCAGTAATCGTGAGGCGGCGGTTAAATGTGAGAATAGCGCATTCAGTAGCTTAACCAAACCAACAAGCCGTTGATATGCCGCCTCATCACTTTTTATCAAAAATAAAACAAGCTGCTCAAGGGGTTTTTTTAATAAACGCCCTGCATTTGCGCTTGCATTCCACCGTAACCTTGGAACTGATTTTGCGCTGGCTGGGCGTAATTAGAATAGTTGTTCGTGTTATATCCATACTGCTGCGGCTGGTACGGGTTCGGCATCTGACCATAACCTCCGTATCCGCCCATCTGCTGACCCATTCCATAACCACCAAACTGCTGTGGCTGCGGACGCATCTGCTGATATGGATTCATATACTGCTGTTGAGGCTGATTATATCCTATCGCGCCGAACTGTCGTGGCTGATTCATTTGGTTATACTGAGCATACCCACCACGCGGCGTTATCATAGGCTGCTGCATCGGACGCTGCTGCATCATCGGGGGTCGTCCAAAGCCTTGATATGGCTGCATCCCCATCGGGCGCATGCCACCTAATCCCATGCCCATC